GCACCAGCAGGATTCCAAAGAGGTTTAGTAAGTAATGCAACAGCAGTTGGTTATGTTGATCCAACTTCAGGTGAATTTACACCAGTAACATTAAACGAAGGTCAAAGAGATACATTGTATCAAAACAAAGTCAATCCGATTGCTCAATTCCCAGGAAGAGGGTTATCAGTATTTGGACAGAAAACTTTGAACCCAAGTGCTTCTGCATTAGACAGAATCAATGTTGCTAGATTGGTTACATACCTAAGAGAAAGACTTGACGATATGGTTAAGCCATTCATCTTTGAACCAAACGATGAAGTTACTAGAGCAAATGCTAAGTCCACAGTCGATGGATTCTTAGAGCAGTTGATTATTCAAAGAGGTTTATTTGACTACATCACAGTATGTGATGGCACAAATAATACTCCTGCTAGAATCGATAGAAACGAATTATACATTGACATTGCTATACAGCCTGTCAAAGCAGTAGAGTTCATTTATATTCCGATTAGAATTCAAAACACTTTGGGTCAAACAGCAGAGTAATATAACTCACAACTATAAAAAGGCGTCTTTTAGGCGCCTTTTTTTTATCTGATTAAAGTATCTTTTAATTATTTGCCAGACTTTTTGATAAATAAGTATAACGATAAGTCATGAATAACATGTGACTTACGGGTAATTAGGAGAAATTACATGGCAAGCGAAAACACTATTAAAACTAAGAGTAAATTTGGTGTTCCAGTTACAGGTACAGAATCCGGCATTTTAATGCCTAAACTGAAATTCAGATTTAGGGTATCATTATTAGACGGATTCGGTGGTCTTACTGAAACTAAAAAGTTCACTCAGAACGTTATGAATGTTACTCGTCCTAAAATCAATTATGAAGAAGTAGTAATTGATAGTTATAACTCTAAAGTATATGTTCAAGGTAAACATGCTTGGGATCCAATCACAGTAGTAATCAGAGATGATATTACTAATAGTGTCTCAAGAATTGTTGGTGCTCAAAACCAGAGACAGTTAAACCATTTCGAACAAACATCACCAGTTGCTGGAACAGACTATAAATTCAATATGCAAATTGAAATCTTAGATGGTCAAAGTTCAGCCGCTACAGAAGTTTGGGAATTAGAAGGTTGTTTCTTAACTAACGTAGACTATAGTGATACTGACTATGCCACCAACGAACCAGTAACTGTTTCAATGACAGTTAGATATGATAATGCTATTCACCTTAAAGGTACAAGTAGTATTGTTACTTCACTTGAAGACGGTAACCCATTCGGTGACGCAACCGGACAAAATCCAGGCGCAAGTAATTCAGTTGGTGCTTAATTAGTTTTTATGACAGAGTAAACATTAAAGGGAAGAATAAATTATGCCGACATTTTTAGACAGACTTATAAATTCAGGTATGTATAATGGTGCGGCGGACAGTACTTTAAGTCAAGCAGAAAGAGATGGATTAGTTCCAGATCAATATTACTTGGCTAATTATAAAAATGCTGATAGATTTAAACCCAGGAATACTCCCGTACGTCAAAAATTCAATGGATATGTCAACTTTACCTTTAACAGTGAAGTTGACATAGCCGAAGACTTTAACTCCAGTGCAGAATTTAGAAATACTTTAAGCAGTTTAGTTAAAGCCGCGGATTTTCCATCTGCAGAATTTAGCACAGACGTAAAAAATCAGTATAACAGGAAAAGAATCACAGTAAACGGAGTACAGTTTAAGCCAATTACTATTACAGCCTATGACACAGTGGATTCACTGTGGGTAATAATGTTGATGAAAATGTATGCACATTTATTTCAAGACCCTTTAAACAAATACAAAGACAATAATCCAGAAAAAATACCTTATGATGTTGTACCAGAAGCAGTTGCTAGTGGTTCGGCAGATGAGAGTGCTGGTGGAGGGTTTAATAGACCTTTCGATAGTAATAGAGCCGGATTAAATCTATTACCAGGCAATCAACGTAACTTTATAACTTCAATGGACGTGGTGCAAATTCACGGACAGAAAGCAACAAAGTTTACACTATTTAATCCAATGATTACAAATTTTCAAATTGAAAGTATAGATCATGCAGATTCGTCCGTAAGCCAAATTAGTATTTCAGTAGACTATGAGAACTTTACAATGAATCCAAATGTAAATGCATATATTTCAGAAGATGAAATGAAACGATATAGCGACTTCAACAAAGGCGAATGGAATCTAAAACAAAACGGTAATCCAGAACAAGCAAATACACCAGGTGGTTATCAATCTCACAAAGAAACGTTAAGTACTACAGAACGTAAACTTTCTTTTTTAAATGGTGATGGCTCAACAAACATCGGTAGAAAAGAACAAGTTCAATTTTTAGATTCTTTTAGTAATAACGAATAATGAAAAGTTTATACGAAACATTCGGTAATGAAGTTGATTACGAAATTAGGAAATCTAAAATTGTAAAGTTTTTAGAAGACAGCACAATAAATTTTCCAATACCAGAAGCAAGTGTAGAAATACTTACACAAATGCTATCAGAAGATACAAGAGGTATAAACTCCGATACATACAATATAGTTTACAATAGACTTACAGATATTGGATTCAATGATAAAACAGGTAAAACACTAGCAGTAGCACTTATAAAAATTGCTAAACAGCAAGGTGTACACCCTATAACCTATTTCGAACTTAATGAAGATAGTATTAAGTTAGCAGAAAATACCTATAAAGCAATAAATAAAATAAGACCAAAGGGCAATTTAGTTGGTGTAACTATTAGTAAAACTAACAAGCAAAGCAAAATTGCAAATGTAATTAGACCTTAAGGAGTAATTATGCCTAATAGGTATCATCAAGGCACATATACACCGCAGAATCCACAAAAGTTTATCGGTGGTAAAGCACCTATGGCTCGTAGTAGTTGGGAATTAGCATTTATGAGATTTTGCGATCAACATCCTAACATACTAAAGTGGGCAAGTGAAAACGTAAAGATACCTTATAGACATCCTTTTACAGGAAAAATCACAAACTATGTACCTGACTTTATGGTACAATATCAAGACAAAAGCGGAAAAACTTTTGTTGAACTTGTTGAAATAAAACCCAAAAGTCAAAGTCTTATGGAAAGTGCTAGAGGCAAACATGATAAAGCCGCATTAGCCGTAAATGCTTCTAAGTGGGAAGCCGCTACAGAATGGTGCAAAGCAAAAGGTATTAAGTTTAAAGTAATTACAGAAGATCAAATATTCCGCAAGCCAGCCAGAACTACTAAGCAACGTAGAAAAACTCGATAAATACTAGCATGACTAAGAAGTTAGAAGAAGAATTTAATTTACCGCCTATTGACGAAACAGACGATAGCGATCAATCAGAACAAAATGCAAAAGAACTGCAAGAGTTTAATGTTGAAATAAAAGATGTTGAACAGGCGTTAAGTGTTGCAGAAAAAATTGATCATGCATTAAAAAATGTACAAGGTCTAGACGAACATGATACCAACATGGACGATATTGCCCAACAGGCTGTAGACAGTTATCAACAACTAATGAATTTGGGTATGAATGTTAGCGATAGAGATGCAGGTAGTATATTTGATAGTGCGGCTAAGATGTTAAAAACAGCCTTAGAAGCCAAAGACAGTAAAGTAAATTCTAAATTAAAGCAAATTGACATGATGATTAAAAAAGCAAGGCTTGATGCTAATGCTGGAAGTTATGAATCAAGCAATTCCGCTGAAACAAAAGTTGTTGACCGCAACGAACTCTTAAGAATTATAAATTCAAAACCGGAGTAACATGCACACACCCGTTGATTTTTTAATCTTTAATGGTAGGAGTTATGTAAGTGATACTGTAAAAGAAAGTTCTACTGAAACTTCTGGATCAGTTCAAGTATCTCAACGAACAATGGGAGCCTATAAAGTTGCATATCATTGTAGATTGCAAGGCTTTAAAGTTCAAGTAGTAGAATTCATTGAACAACTAACATATCAAGAATATATAGACATTATAGATAAATTTGTTGGACCTAATACATTGGCTGTGGGTACTAGTACAACATTTTTGCATCTACCCCTATCAAAAAATAAAACAGTAAACATAATGGGCGAGTATTCTTTTCTTTCTGCAAAATGGATTCCTACAGAAACACAGGAAGAAGAAGATAAAATTACACAACACATAAAAAATATAAACCCTGATTGTAAAATTATTGTTGGCGGTGCTATGGTAAACAAAAAGAGTTTAGAATATAGTAATATAGATATTATTTCAAGTGGCTACGGTGAAGTGAATGTACCTGATATTTTACTGTCTTTACAAAAGAAAGAAGAAATAAAAAAACACTTTGAAGATATATGGAGTATGCATGAGATACAAACATCTTCAATGACATGGACCAATGAAGATTTACTAGAACCTGGGGAAATTATACCGTTTGAAATAGCAAGAGGTTGTATATTTAAATGCAATTTCTGTAACTTTAGAATGATTGGTAAAGAAAAAGGTACTTATGTTAGAGCAAGTGAACTTATTAGAGATGAGTTTGTGAGAAACTACGAAAAATTTGGGATTAGTAGATACTGGATTACAGACGACACATTCAATGATGACAATGACCGTCTAGAGGAGTTGCGAGATATAGTTCAATCGTTACCGTTTAAAATAGAATTGGTAGCATTTATACGTTTTGATTTAGTTATAATAAAAGATCAAGCACAACTTTTAAAAGATTGTGGATTTAAAATGGGTCATGCTGGGTTTGAAACAACAAATCCTGAATCTGCAAAAGACATAGGCAAAGGAATGCCTCCATTGAAACAAATGGATTATCTACGTGAACTTAAAAAAGATATTTGGAAAGATATTTACATGCATTCGGGTTTTATGATGGGTTTACCAAGTGATACAAAAAAATCTATAAGAGATATGTTAAACTTTTTGAGAAGTGATAATAATCCTTTAGACAGTTATTTTGTATTTCCATTAAATATATCATTACCTGATCCTCATGCCAGTGCTCCACCAAGTGATTTTGCAAAAAATCCTCAAGAGTATGGATATGAATGGATACCTTTTGAAAAGAAAGAATTAGAAGAATACATGAAAGATGGAAATTTTGCAAATTATAAAAATAAACACGGTATTACATATGAAGACATGTGGGATTATAGAGCCAAGTTTCTAATAAATAACCTTGGACACCCAAATGAATACAAACGTAAACTAATGTCACAGTTTCAATGCTTTGGATTGACAGGCTCTGATCTAACACCTGAAGAATTACTACAGCAAGTTAAAGAAGGCACATTTACTACTGCAGATTGTGAACGTTTAGATAGACAAAACAAAGAAAAATACTTTAACAGACTTATGTCTATCAAAGAGCATACTACATTTGAAACATTAGAATTAGTAGATGCTGATAATCTTAAAAGAATATCTATTGCCAGGGAACAAGTTTAAATCTTTCTTTAGGTAACCCTAAAAATTTAGTAGTCCACTCGCTTTGCCCTACAAAATCTAGATGATGCCACTCATATTTTCTTTCTAATTTTTGTTTTCCTAAAAAATCCCAATCTCGGTCAAGCAATATTTCTTCTATGTACTCTTTCATTGTTACCACTTCATCAAAATCATGTGAATCCCACTCAAAATGAAACAATTCAAATACATTATGACTATTGTCCGCATAGTCTATGCTGATGTCTATGCCCCATTTAGGCTTTAACATAGATAACTTGTATATCCAAGGTGCTCCATCGGCCCAATGATTAAGTTGTTCTAATGCATATCCATGATAACCTTTACGTTCATATAAGTCTGCATGGTTTACATGAGCATTTGTATAGATATCAATTGGCTCTAACCAATCTTTTCTAATACATCTTCTGTATTTGTTGAATGCAATCTCTGTCATGTTTGCTTTTGCATACTCCTGTTCTAATGGACATAGATCATAACCACTTTGATCGAAGCGATCTAACATAGAATAGGGAGGACAAGCCATTTCTTCTATTGCACAACCCCATGTTCTTCTAGGGTCTAATTCGTTTTTGCTGATAATAAAGTTCATATATTGTATTTATTTGATAAATAAGTGTAACAGGAGTTTTATTGTTATGAGAGAACTAAAAGATATTATAAATGAATCCTTTAGCAAGGAATACGGCTACAGAGTCAAGATAGCCGCTGACTGTACTGCTGACCATATGTCAAAACTAGAAAGTGCATTACAGAAATATAACCTAGTAAGTGCTACACCGTGGAAAAGATTACCTATTCAAGAAAATCCATTAGAATTCCAAAGGCACAAAGGCGCAAACTTTACAAGTGAAGTATGCAGTACTGACGTTATTGTTAAGTACCCAGTCAACTCAAGAATACTTGAAGTGTTTATTGCAGTAAACCTAGGTTTAGATCATGAAAGAGTTCTCTGTATGGGAGTCAAAGACCCAAAACGTATCGAAAGTGAAATGGCCGAAGAAAGACATGCTAACGATAAAGACAGAACTGTAACAGAAGAAGATTCCGAATTAGCAAAAGAAGAAATGGCTCATTATGAGAATGAAAATTCTGATTTAGACTTTAACGAAGCATTGTTTGGTGAAGAGCATAACCAAAAATTCCTAGCAGAGTTAGAAAAAATCAAAGCAGAAAAGGGTGCAGACTATTTTAGAAACTACCCAACTAAAGATGAGATAATGGGCGACAACTTAAAACCAATGTATGACACAATTACTGGTACAGCAGGCGGTGGATTATCACCAGAGGCTAAAGAAGTTGATGTTATCCAACAAAGTGCTAGAAGAAACTAATGAACGATTTAGATTATAACAAGAAACTTATTTCTTTAATGGAAGGTGCATTTGTAATGCCTGGACAATCAGAAGAAAATGAGAATGTTACATATTCTAAGACTAAAACACAAGGCGATGCAACTGTAACAGTAAGTGCTAATGCAAAAAGCATGGAAGAGTTACATGATGTACTTAAATTAGCAGGTATTACTTTACCTAAATCAGATCATAACCACGAAGAGCCAGAAGAAGAAATATGTGATGACTGTGGCAAACCAGGTTCTGAGTGTGAATGTCCAGGACATGACCATGGTGAAGAATGCAATTCTTGTTCAAACGATGATCCTTCATACAGCACCGACAAAGCAGTCTTAACAAGTGTTATCAAAGACAAATTGTTAAGTTACTTAAAAAATAGCCAAAATTCATAGATTCTAGCATAAATACATATTATGCCTAAAGGAACAGTCACAACTGAACTGGTTAAACCCGCCTATTCAAAACTTCAATACACACCTGAGATGTTGCAAGACTTTCAGAGGTGTTGTGATCCTATAACCGGTCCAATGTTTTTTATGAAGAAGTATGTTAAAATACAGCATCCTACTAGAGGTGGCATACCCTTTGAACCTTTTGATTACCAAGAAGATTTAATTGTAAACTATAACGAACATCGTTACAGTATAAACATGTTAGGCAGACAGATGGGTAAGACCACTGTAGCGGCAGGATACTTACTTTGGTTTGCTATGTTCAAACCAGACAGCACAATACTTGTAGCGGCACACAAATCAGCAGGTGCAATGGAAATTATGCAACGTATACGTTATGCATATGAAAGTGTACCAGATCACATCAGAGCTGGTGTAAGTGAATACAATAAAATGAGTATTACATTTGACAATGGCAGTAGGATAGTAGCCGCTACAACAACTGAGAACACTGGTAGAGGTATGTCGCTTACATTAGTATACTTAGACGAGTTTGCATTCGTACCACCTAGAATTGCTAGTGAGTTTTGGACTTCACTATCACCAACATTAAGTACAGGTGGTAAGTGTATTGTAACTTCAACACCTAACAGTGATGAAGATACATTTGCTATGATTTGGAATCAAGCAATTAAGACTGTTGATGAATATGGTAACACCCAAGACGTTGGTATAAACGGATTCAAAGGATACTTAGCAACGTGGGACCAACATCCAGATAGATCAGATGTATGGGCCGAAGAAGAAAAAGGTAGAATTGGTGAAGAACGTTTTAGAAGAGAACACGAATGTGAATTTATCATTTATAACGAAACACTCATTGATCCTTTAAAGTTAGCAAATATGAAAGCATCAGAACCATTATATAAAATGGGTCAAACACGTTGGTATAAAAGACCTACACAAAACAGTATGTATGTAGTAAGTTTAGATCCTAGTGCAGGAACGGGTGGCGATAATGCGGCTATACAAGTATTAGAATTACCCTCAATGGTGCAAGTTGCAGAATGGTGTCATAATAAAACACCTATCGAAGGCCAAATTAGAACCATGATGGAAATTCTTAAAGAGATACAAAACTATGGTGCTAGAGAAATTTACTGGACAATAGAAAATAACACAATTGGTGAAGCGGCATTAGTAGTTATACGAGATACCGGTGAAGAAAGTTTTCCAGGTACATTCTTACATGACCCAGTAAAAATCCAAGGTAAAAAAGGACGTAAAGGCTTCCACATGAGCAGTAAAACAAAAATGGAAGGCTGTATTCTACTAAAAAGATTTATAGAAAACGAAAAGATACATATTAAAAGTAAAGCATTTATATCGGAGTTAAAGAACTTTGTTGCACGTGGTAATAGTTTTGCTGGACAACCTGGCGAAACAGATGACTTAGTAACAGCAATGTTAGTAAGTGTAAGAATGATTAGTTATATCAGTACCTTCGAGGATGATGTATTTAAAGTAATAAATGCTAGTCTAGGTAGTAAATCATCAAATGATGACTTAGATGAGTTTAGAGATGAGTACGATGACCCGATGCCAATCGGTTTGTTATGAATGAATAATAAATTACTATTATTGATAAATACAAGTAGGAGATAAATATATAATGGCTATTAGTGTAAAAACAGTTGCAGACAAAGTTTTTAATTTATTAAAAGGCTACGGTTATGCAGTTGACAAATTTGATAAGAATGGCGACATAGTTGGCGATCCAGCAGAAGCAACTAGATTTTTTGTTGAAGATCCAAACTTACTTGTTACACTTAATGTCCCTACAGAGGAGATTAAATTAAGTGTCAGTGAAAATTCAGAAGATATTGACACTTTAAGAAAACAACTAGATCATGTTGCAAGAGACTTCTTAATGAATATAGATTTTAGAGTATTCGGTAAAACACTAAAGCCACAAAGTGAAACAGTAAATGTTGCAAAGACAAAAGAGAAAGATATGGCAGTAGTACAAGAAGCAAGTTTAGGTTCAGCATTTGGATCTACAAAAACAAGTTATCAACCACTAGATAGTGTTAAAATTGTTGTTAAACACAGCAAGCCTGTAAATGAAGAAGTACGTGGTTCACGTAGTAGAAACATCAGCAAAATTTTTATACAAGCAAACGAAGAAAGATTTGCTTTTCCAAGTAAGAATTTAGCAGGTGCTAGAGCAATGGCAAGACACATTTATAATGGTGGTGCTATGCACGACACAATCGGTGAAAGCATTGTCAAGATGTGTGAAGATCTTAAAACTCTTAGAGGCTTTGTAGGTTATGTAAACAAGCAAGGTTTAGTAAATGAAGATAACGAAACGTATGTAACATTAGCAAAAGAACACATTGGCAATATTAGAAACACATTTAAAAAATTAAGTGGTGTAAAAACTTATGCAAACGCAGTTGAAAATATCTCTGAATTTAATAACCTTGAAATATTAGAAGATGATATTGATTTAGAAAGCAAATTTACTGAAACACATTTTGATGACAAAGTTGCAAATGCAGTTGAAACATTAAAACACCTTTCAACTAAACAAACAGCATTTGAAAGTGTTATAATGACAGCAATTGAGTCAGAAACATTTGATGGTATTAAAGATAAGTTAGCAGAAAGTGACGTAATTGACTTTGCAGATGCTAATGCTAAGTTAGGATACCAAGTTTCACAATTAAGCAATACAGCAAAAAATCAAAAATTAGCAAGTTATTTGGACAGCATAGGTTCAAAACTTAACAACGGTGGCGGCTTAGATCCATTTGAATACCGAGCAGTTAAGGCAAGTCTTTTATCAGCAGGAAACAGTAAGCCTGTTTATGCAGAAAGTTTTAATGAACTTGATAAGTATGAAGACTTTATTGGTAGTTTTGTAGAAGACGGCCAGAATTTTTCTAGCAGTATAAACACAACGACTAATTAAACTATGTAAAGTATTTGTCAACAATACTATAAAAAGGTTGACAACATGGCACAAAGAATATAAAATAAGGCACAGTAGCAGAAATGTTACGAACATGGCAAAAACATATAAGGAGAAATTATTATGGCATCTTTGGCAGAAATAAGGGCTAAATTGGCAAGCATGGAGAACAACAAAAGTTCTAGCCAATCATCAACAGGCGGCGACAACGCCATTTATCCACACTGGAATATCGACGAAGGCACTTCAGCAACATTGAGGTTCTTGCCTGACGCAGATACTAACAACACTTTTTTCTGGGTAGAAAGACAAATGATTCGTTTGACTTTCCCAGGCGTAAAAGGTGGGGATATGAAACCTGTAACAGTACAAGTACCATGTGCAGAAATGTATGGCGATACTTGTCCAGTACTAACTGAGGTAAGACCTTGGTTTAAAGATCCAAGTCTCGAAGACATGGGTCGTAAGTATTGGAAAAAAAGAAGTTACATTTTCCAAGGATTTGTAACTGAAAACCCACTTAACGAAACAGCACCTGATAATCCAATCAGACGTTTTGTTATTTCACCTCAAATCTTTAACATTATTAAATCAGCATTGATGGACCCAGATATGGAAAATCTACCAACTGATTATATGAATGGTACTGATTTTAGAGTAACTAAAACAACCAAAGGTCAATACGCAGACTACAGTACGTCTAAATGGGCTCGTAAAGAGAGAGCATTAAATGAAACTGAACTGGCGGCGGTTGATCAAAACGGTCTGTACACATTGTCTGAGTTCTTACCTAAGAGACCAGGACAAGAGGAACTACAAGCGATTGCTGAAATGTTCCAAGCAAGTGTAGACGGTGAGTTGTATGATGTTGAGAAATGGGGTAACTTCTATAAGCCGTATGGTGTTGAAGTTCCTGCATCAGCAGTAAAAGTACAAACACCAGCACCTTCAGTACAGGCAGAATCAAATGCCCCTCTGGCAGAAGCAGTTGTACCATCTTCAACTGCACCGGCAACTGAGGCTCCAGCAACAGCACCTGCACCAGCAGAGCCTGTAGCAGAAGCACCAGCACCTGCACCAGCGGCAGAAAGCGGAGAGAAACCAAGTGCGGATGATATCCTCAATATGATCAGAAATAGAACATAAGGAGACATCATGCAAAAACCATTTGATTTAACAAAGTTCAGAACGGGTATAACAAAAGGAATATCTGGCATTAGTGCTGGATTCCATGATCCACAGGATTGGATATCAACTGGTAACTACACACTAAATTACTTAATCAGTGGGGACTTCCATAAAGGAGTCCCTCTTGGTAAAGTGAGTGTATTTGCTGGAGAGTCTGGTTCAGGTAAAAGTTTTATTTGTTCTGGTAACCTTGTGAAAAACGCACAAGACCACGGCTGTCAAGTTGTATTGTTTGACAGTGAAAACGCACTTGATGAAGATTGGCTACAAGCATTAGATGTAGATACTAGTCCTGAGAAACTTCTCAAAATTAGTGTTAGCATGATTGATGATGTTGCTAAAACAATCAGTGAATTTGTAAAAGACTATAAATCTAACTATGGTGACTTACCATATGATGAACAACCTAAAATGCTATTTGTAATTGATAGTTTAGGTATGTTACTTACACCAACTGACGTAGCACAATTTGAAAAAGGTGATATGAAAGGTGACATGGGTAGAAAACCAAAGGCACTAACAGCCTTAGTTAGAAATACAGTAAACCAACTAGCACCACATCCAATTGGACTTGTTGCTACTAACCATACATACGCATCACAAGATATGTTTGACCCTGATGATAAAATCAGTGGAGGACAAGGTTTTGTGTATGCTTCAAGTATTGTAGTTGCAATGAAGAAACTTAAACTCAAAGAAGATGAGGATGGTAACAAAACTAGTACTGTACAAGGTATTAGAGCGGCATGTAAAGTAATGAAAACTCGTTACAGCAAACCGTTTGAAAGTGTACAAGTTAAAATACCATATGAGACAGGAATGAATCCTTACTCAGGTATTTTAGAATTGCTAGAAGCAAAAGGTATCGTTACAAAAACTGGTAATAAACTTGAATATACATCACCTGTTACAGGCGAGATTATTAAAGAGTTTAGAAAGCAGTGGACTGAAGAACGTTTACAAGTAGTTATGGACGAGTGGAATCAGATTCCAGAAATAGCAAATGATGAAGATCTAAGCGATTTGGTAGATGACGAAACTTTAGTTGATGAACCAGAGGAGTTAAATGATGAATCCTGATATTAGTTTACTATTAGAATTATGGGATGGTATGAAAACATACATTCCTGTAAAAGATAGAATTCAGGCCGCAGAACATTTAGTTAGTTTAACTGATGAGCATTTAGACTTAGCAGATCTAGAAGACTATCTAGAAATGTTTGATTCAGTAATGAAAGCCGCAATTAAGAGTCATTATGGTCATGAAGATGACGATGATGATTCAGATGACTGGGATTAAGTATGGCAGGTTGGTATAATTCAGTAGTAGATGACTTAGGAAAGATTGTTGACTCAATTGAGTACTTCGAAAATGAACTAGAAGAAGCCAAGTACGAATGCGGAATTAAAGGCAGTCTAGAGAAATCTAGTTCTGCCTTACCTGGCATTACAGAACATCGCTTTAACCAGTTACAAGAAATAGAAGCAATACTAGAACACTTAAATATAGAACTTCGCAGAGAACGTTCTAAAATATTTAGGAAATATCTAGAGAACTACAACAGAACACTTAGCAGTAGAGATGCTGAAAAGTTTGTTGATAGTGAGGATAGTGTTATTACTCTAACACACCTTTGCAACCAATATGCTCTTTTGAGAAACAAGTACTTGGGTATTATGAAGGGACTTGACACTAAGCAGTGGCAAATAGGACACATTACACGCCTTAGAACTGCTGGTATGGAAGACATAGTTATCCAGTAAAATCAACGACTTACAAAAAAGGTTGACCATGAGTACAAATGATGCTAATATACATACTCTCAAAGATTGGTGTAGGAGCCAAGATATGGTTCATATTGAACTTCATGGACAAATCAAAAACAAAACAATGGTACAAAAAATTAGCGAATTGCTAATTGAGAACCTTTGTCCAAAATTACGCAGGGTAGTACAAATTGATGTAAACTTTGTGACTGCTTGTGAAGACCAAGTAGGTGGTTTTTGTTGGGGTGATAAAAGTAGTATACAGATAGAAGTTGCAAGAACTTCTAACGGACATCGGTACTCTTATGAGGAAATGCTAATAAATCTTACACATGAATTGATTCATGCAAAGCAATTTATACTAGGTGAAATTAAGCCTTCTTTAACAACATGGAAAAGAAGAGATTACTCAAAAACACCTTATAGCCAACAACCTTGGGAACGTGAAGCCTACTATTGGGAAGAACGGTTGTACCAAAAATACTTCAAAAAAATACTTGACCTTTAAATGGTTATTGTTTATAATAAACTTTTAATGGAGTAATCTTATGGCCACTCATGCTATGATAGACATAGAAACACTAGGCACAGAGCCTGATTGTGTTGTATTATCTGTTGGTGCCTGTAAGTTTAATCCATACAACAATGAAGAGCCACATGCTAGGACATTATGGCGTCCTAGTGCAGATACACAAATTGATTCAGGAAGAAGTGTATTAGAAAGCACACTTGAATGGTGGGCAAAATTACCACAGCATATTCAAGACGAAGCATTTAGTGAAGAAGGCCGAATACCACTAGAGCAATTCTTTAAGGAACTTAATAAGTATCTTGTTGGGTGTGATAAAATATGGTGCCAAGGTCCACAGTTTGATATGGTGATCCTAGAGAACCTTTACAAGCAATTTGACCATCACAGAAATTGGGCATTTTGGCAAGTACAAGATTGTAGGACTATATTCAATATGATGCCTGCAGATCCTCGTAAAGCAATACAGCAAGATTTACATGATGCTAGTGCTGATGCTTACTTTCAAGCGGTATGTGTACAGCAAACTTTCGCACATTTTACTGTTTTAGAGAGGTAAAAATTGCCAGAAAAAATGGTATATTCTATAAACTCTAGTAAAAACAGTAACTTACAGCAGTAAAAAAATCCAAAAAAAGTGGTATAAAAGGTTGACCTTTTGCCAAAAATCCGTATAATAGTATATATTAGTTAAACAAAAAGGGGACTTATATATGACTAACTTCGTAAAAATAAA